CCCGCATGATGCCCTGCACGAGGTCAGGCAGTTGTAGCGAGCCCATCTGTGGCATGCCGGGGGGAGAACCGCCGCCAGGAGCGCCAGCGCCCGGCTGTGGGCCGCCAGGAGCCGCGCCGGCCATCTGCGGCGGCATGGGCGGCCCCATCGGCGGGCGCATCTGCGGTTGCGGCATACCGCCGGGCTGCGGCGGAGCCCCACCCATTTGCGGCATTGGCATGCGGCCCATCGGAGCGCCGCCAGGAGACATGCCGCCAGGAGACATGCCGCCAGGAGCGCCGCCAGGCGGGCTTGCGCCGGGCATGGACGGACCCATCGCGCCGGGGCCGGCTGACATCGCAGGCATGGGCGGCAAGCCGCCAGGAGCCCCGCCCGGCGACTGCCCGCCATAGAGCGCCGCCAAGGCGTCGCCGAACGCCGCGTTGCCCTGCTGCTGCGCTCTCTGCTGCTGAATTTGCATGAGCGTCTGCGGCGACAACCCGGAAGCTGCGCCGCCGGCAAACGATCCGAGACTGAACCCCGCCATAGCGAACCTCGATTACGCAAAGGCGTACATAGCGTCGCCCGCCAAGCTGCCGAACAGCGAGCCGAGCCCGGCCGATGACTGGTTTGATAGCTGCTGGTTGTCGATCGCCGCCTGCGCCTCGGCGCTGTACGCGCTGGTCGCCGCGTTTGAAGCGCTGGTCCCCTGGCTCATGTAGGCGAAATAGTCGGCGATCTGCTGCTGTTGCTGCGCGTTCGAGAAGGCGACCGGCGACTGCCCGACCTGCGTTCCGGTCGTTGCGCCCTGCCCGGCCGCGCCAAGCAGCGTGCCCGCCGCCGACGCTCCTGTCGCCTGCCGCTGAAGCTGTTGGTTCTGCCAGTTGATGTCGAAATTCTGGTTGTTCTGATTGACCAGCCCCGCGCCATAGGGCGTGCCGGCGACGCCATTCTGCGCGTTGGTGACGTTCGACTGGTCCTGCTGCTGCTGGTACATCTGCGCAAACAGCGCCTGCTGCGGATCGAACGCCGTCGACATGATCTGTCCGACACCGGGCAGCAACGAGTTGGCGGTCGTCGTCAGGTCCGAGCCGGCCTGGGTCGAGGCCGCAGCATTGTAGGAAGCGTTCGGGTTGGTGTTGAGCTGCGTCGTGCCGCTGTACGCGCCGGTGTCAGCCGCCCCCTGGTTCTTGGGCTGGTAGGCCGGCGTCGGGTTGGCCGGAAGAGACGCGCTGCCGCCGCTCATTTCAGCACCTTCTGCATGACCGTGCCAATCTGCTCATAGCCGAGGCGTTCAAGCAGGCCGGCAACACGGCTGCGACCACGAGCGTCGGGCTCGAACGTGTCGTCAGTCTCCCACCGCACGATCTGCACTCCCAGCTTCGCAACCGCCTGTTCCACACTCCGCAAGAACCGCACTCCCAGCATACCGCCGCGCCACTCTGGAGCCAACCAGAACAGATCGCCGAAGCTGAAGAGCGTGCTCGCGGAGCGTAGGCCATTGACGATCAGCACCGCTGCTGCGCCGACGAGAGCCCCGTGAGGTGAGCGCGCCGTCCATATTTTCAGGATGCCGGCGCGTTCGTACTCGAAGTAGCGGTTCCAGTCGGGGTCGAACGGTTGCCCGCGCGGCGTGATCGCGCGGGCTTCTTTCGCCATCAGCGCCGCCGCCTCGCGATAGATGAGGCTGAACGGCTCCCATTGCGCTCTAAGCCGTTCGCGGTCCGAGCGTGGGCTGCTGCTTGGAGGGCTCGGAACGGGTCGCGCCTTCGTTGACGCTGCCGCCTTTGATGCGCCTGCTAGCATCGTCCACGCTCGGGCTGTGGGTCTTCAGACCCTTCAGCATTCCGCCCTTCTTGCCGCCACCGTAATTGGCCTTTGCCGTCGACATGATCGTCTCCACTATTCGGCGGGGCTGATGTCGAAGTAGTACGATTTCCCGATAGTGAGTTGCTCCGCCGCTTTCGGGTTGTCGATCTGAAATTCAGCCATGCCAGTCGGCGTAGCCTTTTGGAACCGCATGTCCTCGGGCGACGCGGGATCGTAGTCGCAACGAAAGATCGCTTTTGACCCGCCCCACGACTGCCCGTAAATGCCTTAAAGCCGCATCTTAGCGCGAATGCTCATGATCGCCTCCGTCAGAAATCCGCAGTCCACTGCATGTAAGCGTTGGTCGCCGTGGACGCGCCAGTCAGAAGCGCCCCGCCGCCGGCCACGCTGGTCGCGCCCGCCGTGCAAGTGACCTGCCCGCCATAGATCGTCGCAGCGGTCGCCACAATTGCGAAGCCTGTGCAGTTGACCGCGCTCGCCGCGCCGGCAAGATCGCCGAACGCAGTCGTGTTCGAGACGCTTCCGGTCGGCACGGCGCGCATATGGATCGGGAACTGAACGAAAAAGGCGCAAGCCGACGTGCTGCTGCAATAGCCGCTGGCGTAAGGCAACGGCGCGCCGCTGGCGTTGTCGACGACGCGATAGAAATACGCCTGCGCCGTCGCCAGTTCGTCGACATAAGGCTTGGTCTGATAAGCAGTCGGCCCGATACCGTTCGGCCCAACGGCTTCAAGCTGCGCCATCGCGACCGCAATGCCGTCCGTCGAGCCGCCCGAGCCCGCCAGCGGGGTAAAGCAGACCGCAACGCCCAACTCCTGCGCGTTGGTCGGGACAGGCAGCAAGCCAGTCGAGTAGCGGTTCCACGAGGTCGCCGAAAGCGTCTGAGTAGCGGCGTTCTGGAAAACCGCGCTGGTCTGACCGAGAACCGACAGGCCCGTCCAAGCCGGCGTAATGAAGGGGACATACGCGACAACCGTTGTCCCATTGGAGCCCAACGGGGTCACCGTGCCAGCGATGGCGGCGGCGTAGCTGTTGGCGACCGAGAAGACGCTGGTCGTCAGGCCGGTGGCGCTGACGTAGTAGACCTGATTGGCGGTCAAGCCGGTCGGCATGGTCGTCGCAGTGAAGTAGACCGGCTGCCCAGCGACAAACGTGTTGGAGTAGGTGATAAGGTTGGTGGTCCCCGACGCCGTGACCGAAGCCGCCTTGACCGAAGTCGTCATCGTGCCGAGGCCCTGATCGGCCGTCGTGCCCGCGAAGACATAGAGATTGGCCTGGTTGCCGTTGTCGGCGGCGAGGCCCGCCAGCGCCTGGAGATAGACGCTGAAATCAACCGTCTGCCCCTGCAACGGGACAACGTTGAGCGCCGGAACTTCCTGGATCAGGCATTGCGGATTGGTCAGCGAGCCTGAGTTGCGCACCAGCGTCGCCGCATAGAGCGCGCCGAGCGGCGGCGTCGGCGAAGACGATATCTGCGTCAACTGCCCCGCGCCGGTCGCCTCGTTGACATCGCAGGCCCAACGGTCGGGGCCGTAGGCGGTCGAGGGCATGCCGGAAGTCGTGCCGCAAGTCGCCGCACCAGTCCCACGCTGCGCGATCAAGAATGCGCTGTTGTCAAGCACGTTCTTGGGGATGATGACGCCAGGGTCAGTAGCGACGTTCTGGTTGAGCAGCTGGATCAGCGCGTTCTCGTTACCGAGCGCGTTGCCCGGATCGAGCGGGCCGGGAACCAACGGGATGCTGGCGGCGAAAGCGCTCGCGGCGATCAGGGCCGAAGCGATAAGCAAGACGAAAGCCAATTTCATTCGCGCCATGGTCGCACCCTCCAGAAGACGTCCACTTAGTACACGATTTCCGCGTGCTGCGCTAGCACGCATCAATATCGCGTCTCCGCTGACAATTGCTGGGCAATCGCGGGGCCACCCCAGGCAAGTACTGCCGCCGCGACAAGAATTCGTTGCAGAGAGCGCATGTCAGTACCTCAACTGTGCGGAGAGTTGCATGACGCCAGCAAGAGAACCCTGCGCACTCGTCCCATAGAAGGTGCTAGTTGCGCCACCCGGCGAGTATTCCAACGCTTGGAAATAATGCTGTCCTTGGACCGCCTCTCCGACTTGAATAGCTGTCAAAAACTGATACCCGGCGGATGACGCCGACTGCGATATTCCTCCGGTCGCCGCTGTAGAGCTGTCGAACCCAATGCCGATAATTGGGTAAATGCTGCTACCTACGCCAACCTCGACAGTATACGTAGCAACCGCCTGGTCCTCGGTCTGCCCCGCTACAAACGTGATGCGGTTATTTGTGCTGGCGTCCGCCGCATGCCACGAAGCCGTGTTCCATGTCCATGACGCTTTGCTGTCCTGAATGACCGCCCCCAAAGGCACGCGGCCATACTCATTCCACAGACCAACCCACGCCCCGCCTGTCGGGCCGCCGCTCGCCGCCGCCGGAAGCGGATTGAAACTGACCGTCGCCGCGCCAGGATCGGTTGCGACTGTGCCGATATAAACCCCGTAACCAGCAGCCGGGCCGTTGGCGATTGACGTCGTGTTGACGAGCAGCCCCTGCACGCGGCTGAGCGCCACAGCGCGCGTCGTCGGGTTCGTCCATGCCGTTCCCCGCGACACGACTAGCGTACCGCTATTCGACCAAATGAACATGTCGTAAAGCGAGCCGGCCACAGCGGCGGCGGGCGACAGCGTCGTATCGCTGAGCGCCTGCGACAGCTCAGCGAAGGTCGTCGGCGTGAAGGTCGACCCGTTCCAAACCGGAATCTGGTTGCCGCCATAGGGGTCGGCGTAGATCGTCGTCGCGCCTGTCACCGTGCTCGGTAGCACCGGAACACCAGTGCTGAGCGTGATGCGCACTTCGGGCAGAGGCGTGACGATGACAGGAACGACAACCTGCGAGATCAGCACAAACTCGGTGCCGTCGTAAATCGCCTGCGCGACTTGCCCATTTACCAGTTCGTTGCCGGTCAGCGCGATCGGTCCTGCCATGCTCCATTTGTAGAGATTGACGGTCGGAGCCGCGACGACGCTGAGCGTCACCTTCGGATAGGTCGTCGTGTTGTTCACGGTCGGCGTGAAGACGAGAATGTTTCCGTAGTTGAGCGCGAAGCCATTCGGATTGGTCACGCCAACCGTGATCGCCGTCGTCGATCCGCTCATCACATTGGTCAGCGTCACGCCACTGAACACCAGCGAGCCCGTGCCGGTGGGGGGAGCCGTGAGCGCGCTGAGCGAAGTGATGTCGCTGTTTGCGCCTGAATGCGCGGTCGAGTTGTTGAAACAGCCCAGCAGCGTCGTGAAATTGGCGTTGACCTGCCCCGCGTCGGCGGTCACGCCATTGACGAAAATGTATGGGACAGACGGGCAAAGCGCGGCATCCGCTGGCATCGCGGCGAGCAGCAGAAGCCCAAACGCCGCAAGAATCTTTCGCATCACACCGCCTCCAGTTGCGTGTAGCCAAGTGTGCGCACCCGCATGAACAGATCGCCGATCGAAAACCCTTGCGCGCTTCCGCCCTGTATGTCGATCGCCAGACGGTTGAAAACGACCGGCGCAGAAAAGGTGACATAGCGCGGATAGAGCCCAGCTTGATTGCCGCCCCATGCCGCGCCGCCCCACACAAACGATCCCCATAAAGTCGCGCCGCCGCCAGCAAACGGAAAGACCGCCGAACCATAAACCGAGCCATTCTGATCGAGCGCGGAGACAACCATCTGCGCGAGCGCCGCGATGACGGTCGTCTTGATCTGCAACTCCAGCAGCTCGGACTCTTGCATCGCCTCGTTATCGGGCAGCATCGATGTCTGAAAATGCCAGGTCAGCGCGACGCCGTTCTCGGTCGACGATGTCGTCGAGTCAGGCACGGTCTTCGACGAGAATAAGGCCGCCGGCACGCTCTGCGGCGCAATGATGAACACCGCGTTGTAGGTGTCGAGCATCGAAGCGGGGAACGTGTGCGGCCCCGACCACACCTCGCGGATGAGGTCGTACCAGTATTCCTGCCACGGCGTGTTGTTGACGCGCGAATTCTGCACGTTGACACGCAGCACAGCGGCGTTCGCACCGCAAGCGACGCGCGACGGATAGGGCGGCGAGAGAAACGGCACGACGACGCCGGTTCCTTCCGCACCGATCGGGTCAGACACGCGCGCGTCAAAGTCGATCAGGCGAATGCCATCAGGCGCGAGGAAACTGATGCCCTGCGGCGTCACGCACAGCGAGCGCGGCGACAATGTGCCGGTCGCGGCGTTGAGCGTGTTGAGCGCGAGATTGGTCGTCGCAGCGTCGCCGGTGATCTGCACGATGTTCGACACGCCCTTGAACACCAGCAGCGCCTGGATGACGCCGCCTAACTGATTGCTCAGCGGCAGGCCGATCGCACAGGTCAGCGGCAGGTTGTCACCAAAGGTCAAAGCCTGCGAAGCGTTCGTCACCTTCAACGTCAACGAGTCGGTGAAGACCACGGAAGGCTGCGCCGCAGCAGGGTTGATCCCGAACCAGGCGCGGCCATTGAACTGCCGGACCCACGCCGGGATGGTCATGAAAGTGATCGTCGAACCGGCGGCGGTGTTGCCGGCATGCCAAACGGGAGCCGCTGGATTGGTCGTGTCGAACCAGCCGAAGAAATTGGTGATGCCGTCGAAGCCCGGATGCGTCACCACGAGGTTGATGCCGCACAGGTCCATCGTCGGCGGCGTCCAGTCGCCCGTAGCCGCTGGCGTCAGCGGCACGTTCGCACTGGTAATCCCCGACACCGTGACGAAGGCATTGGTCAGGATATTGTAGCAGAACGGCTGGTCGTAGCCGGCGGTCAGTCCCGAAGAAATCAAGCCGTAGACCAGCGAACCAATCACCTTGAACACCGACACGACGCCGGGCGTCGTGAAGCCGGGGAAGCCCGTCAACTCGAGCGACGCCGGGCGACAGGTCCAAATGTCCTTGGTCGTCGGGTCGGGGATGAGGTTCTGGAGAATGGCGCACGCGCCGGGGAACTCGTCGGTCGTGTCGAGGCTGTCCGACAGCCCGGCCGGCGCGAAGCGAAGCGGGCGCGTCTTACGCAGCGCCATCGGTCCCCTCGTCGCTGCCAGCGGCAGACCATGCGTTTACAAGACCGAGCAGCCCAGAAGACAGCGCATGCCCAGTCAAGGTGTCGTCGTCATGCGACCAATTGAACCCCGCTACGCCGGGACGTCTGACTGTAGCAACCAGCAGCCCGCGCAACTCGCCGGACTCAGCCAGCGCCAAAAGCTCTTTGCATCGAGCCACAACATTAGCGGCCGGCTCCGTTATGGGCGCTAGCACCTGCCCGCCGCGTAGCCCTATGATGTTGCCAGCCATCGCTCACCAACCAATCTGCTTAGTGTTTGGGAGCCTGCTGAAATTAACCCCGAACCGCCGCCGATCGAGCGTCACCGTCTTGACCACCTGGTCATCGCCTTCGAGCTTCAGGTAGCGATCGAGGATCGCCGCCGCGCCGAGGAAGCCGCCGGGCGACTCGCCGCCGAGGAAGACCGGCGCACGGTCGTCATCGGCCAGCGTCATCAGTTCGCCGGTCAACCGCCGCAGCAGATATGCCTGGTTGTCGAACCACGGGATCGTCGCGCTGGTGTCGGGCGTCGCGATGTCAGCCATCTGCGCGTAGTAGACCAGCGTCAACGGGTACGACCCGGCCGGCGGCGGCCAGACGTACATCAGCGGCGCGGCCTGCGTGGCGCGCGGCGAGTTATCCACAGCATATTGTTCGGGGTAAGCGTTCAGCCCCGCCTGCTGCACCAGCGCGTTGAACTCGGCCAGATCGACCGGGATCATCACGTACTTGACGCCGGTGATGGTGTAGAACACGTCGTCGCGATCGGCGCGCAGCCAGTCGATCGGCAGCGTGTACGGCCCCGACTGGTTGCCGCTCGCGCTGTTGAAACTGAGACTGGTGTTAGTCTTGCGCGCCACCGCCAGGTCGTAGGACTGGCACAGCTCGGCGAGGATCATGTTGAGGAACACGCCGGCCTGCGAGGTCCACGACGGCACCTTGGCGACGGCGGCGGCCATTGTACACAGCTGCGCCGCCGTCATGGTCATGGATTAGCCCCTCTCGCCGATCGCCCGCTCGAACTCGGCGATCTCAGCCTTGGCGGTCTTGATGTCCTCGGCGACGCGCTCCAGCGTCGTCGTCGCGTTCAGCTTGTCGGCGTCGTTCTTGTTCTTGTGGGCCTGCTGCTGCGCGTTCAGCTTGACCTCGCCCTTGCGCCCGGAAGCGCGGTAGTCGCGCACGATGTTGGCCTCAGCCTCGCGCGCCTCAGCATCGAGCCGCACCATGTCCTCGACCATGCGCTTCTGCATGAGCTCCAGCCGTTCCAGATGCTTGCGCGCCGCCGGCAGCTTGACGACCGCCGACTGACGGTTGGCGACGCGGAAGAGCCTGTCGACCAGCTCGTTGATCGTCGGCTCGCTCTCGTCGCTGCCGACATGACACTGGAGCACCAGCTGCCGCTCCTGGTCGAGCGCCATCTGCACCGAAATGCCGATCGCCGGAATGTCCGCCTTTGCTTTTGGATCACTCATAGTCTTGAGCATTGGATCAGAACCTCACAGGTTGCCCGCCGGCTGAAGCCGCGCCGGTCATCATGTTGACCCGCATCTGCCGCTCCTTGCGATAATAGTTCTCGCCGGCTTCGCCCGAATGTATCTCGTCATCATGCACCCGGGTGCGCTGCATGATCTCCTGCATCACGTCGAACTGGCTCTTGCGCACGGTGTAGCGCGAACCGTGGAAATACTGCACGCCGTCGAGGATGATGCGGTCGGCGAACAGCGCGAGGTCCACGACGATGCTGCGCATTTCCTCGACCTTCTCGGGGTGGGCTTCGCCGTCTAGACGCGCCAGCTCAGCATTCAGGAACGCCTCTTCGGCGTCCAGCTTGTCGCGCGCGTCGATCTTCAGCTTGGCCGCCGCCGTGATCTTGTAGCGCTCTTCCGGCAAGAGAATTTTCTCGATGTCGACGGTGGAAGGAATCGCCTGCCGAAGAACCGGCTTGTCCGGTTCGTCTTTCTTCTTGGCCATTGGATCAACTCCGCTTTAGCTGTGTGACCAACTCGTGCTGCCGAACGCGATTGCCGCCTTGCTGACCAGGATTGGCCAGCCGTCCGCGTCATAGGCGACATAGTCGCCCGGCAGCACCTTCAAGACGCCACGGTTCGGAACGTAGAGCAAGCCCGAGCCGCCCTGCATTTCAAACCCGCCCGGCCATATCGGATTGCCGTTGGTCAGGTCGTCTTTGATGTTGGCGCGCAGCGTCGCCGCGTCGGCGACGGATAAGTTCGAGTTCATGACCAGCGCGCGCAGCGAGGTCGTCGCGCCGGTGCCGAGGGTCTTCAAAGCCATGATTTGCGCCCCGAAACGTTATGGGCGCGGCATTACGCCGCGCCCCCCTAAATCGTCGCTCAGCCGAAAGTCGCCGAGAAAGCACTGGTACTTTCGATGCGCCCAAAAAATAATTGGTTCAACAAAATCGTTCCGTAGAACACCTTCCAACCGATCACGCGCAGCTGATTGAGCGGATCGCTCTTATCGGCCTTGTCGAGGTAGGTATACTTGATGTCGTCGAGCATCACCTGCCCGTAGGCCCCGCGACCGAAGATGTAGGTCGGATAGACGGTGACACCGGTTGCCGGCGCAGCCGGCGGAACCTGCGCGACGCCGATGCCGGTCAGCACGACGGTCTGTCCGCCGGCAAGCTGCGTCGCCTGCCCCTGCATCGGGCCGGTCGTCGGACCGGCGGCGCAGACGCCGAGATTGACCGGCGACGAGGTCGTGCCGATGTAGACGTTCCATGAGAAGCCCGCCGTGGCCGGCAGCGTAACCGAGATCGAGCCGTTTGATCCGGTGACGTTGATCGAGGCAGACACCTGCGCGATGTAGGACTCGTACTGGTTCTGCGTGTCCGCGCCGGTCACGATGATGTAGTAGGTCGCGTTGGTCGCGAGCGACCCCGCCGTGCCCGCCGTGCCGTTGACCTGCGCATAGCCGGTCCACGTCGGCACCATGTTCGACGACGCAAACCGGATGCCGCCGAGCGTGCCAATCTCGGCATTGTAGAGCTTGTTGATGTCCGAGTAGGACGAGGCCAGCACGAAGGTCGAGTTCTCGCGCAAATCCTGCGTCGCCAGCTCGTGAACGACCGCCGTGTAATGCGGCATGCCGCGTGGGTCTTTCGACGCCCGCGCGCCGCCGGCCTCGGCCTCGATCTTGGCGTTGGTCTGCTCGTCGCCCATGTAGCGCGGCGCGCCGAGCGTCGCGAGCGCCGCGTAGATGCGATTGATCTCGTGCAGGTTGAGCACGTCGCCGACGACCAGCGAAGCGCGCGCGCCGCGCGTGTTCACGTAGTTGATCTGCGTGCCGGCGTTGAGGTTGTTGAACGTGTTGCGTTCGAGCGTTTCGGCGACCGCCAGGGCGCAAAGCTCTTTGGCGATCTTGAACATCGGATGCTTGATCGTCAGTTCGGCGACATCGGTCAGCGTGACCTTGTCGCCCCACTGGATCGCGTTGGCCGAGACCATCGTGACGGTCATGTTCTGACCGACCGGCGGCACCCCTTCCGAAAGCGGCGCGTAGGGCAGAGGCACGCGATTCCAGCGCGCCGCCTGGTACGCCACCCCTCGACCCTTCGGCAACTCCAACGGGTCGCCGAATTGGTAGACCACGAGACGACGCCGAGCCAACGGCAGGGTCGACTGCGCAATATAGGCTTCAACGTCCGCTGCGAATGACGGAGACGTGTTTACGGCCATGCTCGTTCACCCCTTTGCTCGGCGAACTAGCACGCCGAGTCCTCACAACCGAACGCCGTCCAATCGACGTTCAAGATCAGCGAGACTGTTGCCTGCGCCGCCGCGCGTCCGTTCGGCCGGGCGGTCCGAGCGGCCAGACTGGGCTGACGCCTGCTGCCGCTGAATGCGCCTCTGACCATCCTGCCGCGCCTTGTCGACCTTCGGCTTCGCCTCCAAAACCTTCTCGCCGATGATGTACTTCAACACCGTTTCCCGGTTTGGGTTCAGCCCGTTGCGACGAGCCTGCGCCAGTTGGGCCTCGACATCGGCAGAGAACCGCTTGTATCGGGGATCGTAAGACGCCTTCGCCTCGAACCCCGCCTTGTCCGCTCGATCGGCCGACTCGAACCGCATCATTCCGATCTGATGCTCGTTCTGCTTGGCCGCCTTCTCCAGCCGATAATCGAGCCGCTCTTCCGCCGTCATCAGCGTCAAGCGCGCCCGCTCTTCGGCTTCCGTCTCCTGCTTGGGCTGCGCGCGCTCGGCGCGCATCGCCGCCATTTCCCGTTCCAGCGCAGTGGCGCGTTCGGACGCCTCTCGCGCTAATTTCTTGGCTTCAAGAACCGCGCGCTCAGCCCGACCGGGCTTGCGCTGAGGCGGCTCTTCTACCTGCCCTTCTTCACCTTCCCGCGTTTCGGCGGCTTGCCGATCTTCGGTTTCATCCCCGCCTTCGTCGTCATCTGATCCGGGTTCCCCGCCGGCCTCTTCGCTTTCGACTTCGTCTTCGGGAATTTCGATTTCATCTTCCGGCCTCTTAGGATCGTCGATAGCCATTACCTGCTCCTTGCGGCTTACGGTCGCAGCACGTTTGACGGCTTACGGTCGTCGCTCGTTTGGCGGCTTACGGCCGCCAGTCGAAGCACGCTATCTATACGTGCGATATGCCAAATCGTCAACTCACGGATGCCCAGTTGCGCTCTTGGCCACATAAGACACCGCTGCGCCGAGCATCGCAGCAGCGCCGGAATACCAGTACTGCCGATTTTCGAGCTTACGCACACGGGGCTCTAAGTTGCTCGTTGCGTCGCCCTCCAGCAGGCGCACGCGACCTTCGAGCCCCGTATGGCGGGCATCCTGGATTTTGCCCTGCTCGATCAGCATCGTGACCTTGCCGTCAATCCGGCCGAGCATGTAGTGAATGTCATCCAGAGTTGGCAAGCACGCACCCTCTACCGAACTCTGCCGGCGTCCTGGGCGGCTGCACGCTGCGCCATCTGACTGGCCGGCTCGACGATCAGCGCACCGCCCGGCGTCGCCGTGACCGTGAGCAGCGAAGCGAGCTTTGCTTCGAGATCGCGGCCGGCCGGCGTCGCGAGGAAGGCTTGCAGCGCCGAGAAGGCTTCCTCGCCATCATTGAGCAGCATCAGGACCAGAGCGAGCATGTCAGCCGCCCTGCTTGATCAGCGTCTCGATCTGCAACACCTTGGCGACCACGTCGACCCCCGGTTGCGCGAGCGTCATGGCGACGGCGGCGGCCGACTGCGGAATGCCGATCTCGGTTGCGAGCTTGGTCGCGAGCGTGACGACCATCGCCGGGTTGTTGGCGAACATCAGGATTTGCGCGCAGACCTGAAGTTCTTCGTTCTCGTTCGGATTGGCGGCGAGACCGATCGCCGACAGGATCGAGTTGGCGGTCGTGCCGGTGATGTTGAGATTGCTCAGCGCGGTCGTGATGCCGTTGAGACTGCCGGCGACATTCGCCCAATTGATACTCATGCTGATGCTCCTACTTCGAGGGAACTTTGACCATGCCCCAATGGGCATAGATCGACCACAGAACCGACGCCAGCGCGCCGACGCCTGCGGCGATGGCGACGCCCTGAGAATTGCTGACATAGGCAGCCATGCTGCCCCCGCTCAAAAGCAGCGTGGCGAGTTGCCGCACGCCGTTACCGACTTCGTCGCTGTTCATGGATCACACTCCCTGCGCGAACCTCGCGCCAACGCCCTTTTACATCGTTCGGTCGTATTGGTACAGGTCGAAGGTCTTCATCAGCGCGATCAGGGCGTTCCCGTAAGGGTGCCCCGGAATGCCAGTGGCGTAGACGCCCTGAAGCGCCATCGCGTAGTCCTCAGGCGTCTGCGCCGCCTGCGCAGCATGGTAGCACGGCGCGGTCGCCAACAGCTTGGCGTGCGCGTCAAACGCCTCGGACAGCGAGGCGTACACGGCGAAGCGCTGCGGCAGCGCGACATACACGCCATGCAGCGTCTCGTGCGTCATGGCGACCACCGACGCCTGCCCGGCGACTGCCTTGATCCCGAAGGGGTTGTCCGACCCTGCCGGCTCGGCGCGGCCGTAGGCGCTTTCGAGCGCCCATTGCGCCAGACTGACGCTGACGAACGGCCCGAGCGGATAGTATTTCAGTTCGGCAGCGCGCGCCGCTTCAATCACGTCGTCGGGGAATTGGCCCATGCTCAAAACTCCATCGGCGCGAAGAAGCAGTAGATTGGCGCATCGCGCCCAAGCGCCGGGTTCCAGAACGCCCAGATCGCGCCGTCCTGCGACAGCAGTTCTTTGCCGCGCGGCACGACCGTATCGACTTGACGGAAGTGCCAGCCGTCATCCTGTAGCGACACGTCGTCAGGCGAGAGCTGATGCGCATCTGCCGGCCCGCAGCATTCGGCCTTGACCCATGCCGGGATTGGGTCGCCATTCGCCCATTGGTCGTGCGCCTGCGCGCTCGGCGCAAGCAGCAGGCAGGCAATCACGGCGAACGCTCTCATGCGGCCCTCGGCGCTGCGGCTGGGTCTTTCATGTTGTCGGCATGGATCGCGCCCGGCGGGGCTTGCGCAGGACGCTGCGCGCCTGGCTGCGCGCCGGGACGCGGGCCGCCCTGACCCGGAGGCCCGCCCATCTGCGCCGGACGCTGCTGCGCTTGTAACAGTTGGATGTGCGCCATCATGTGCTCGCGAATCTTGCCGGTCGGATCGCCCGTTTCCTTCAACGCCTGAGAATGAACTTGCAGATGCTTCTGGTGATCGTCAAGCCCGTGCACCGGCGAGCCCATGCCCTGTTCAAGCCACTGGTTCTCCATCGCCGGATCAACCGACAATTCCTTGCGCTTGTCCTTGAAGATGCGCGGGCCGATGCGCGGGCCGAACAGGTTCTCGAACATCTGCGCCAGCGCGGGACCGGCGTCGAGCGAGTAGCCCGGATACATCGCCGGCGGGATTTCCTTGACGACGTTGAGCCCGGCAATCTGCTGCTGCATCTGCTGCGCGTTGCGCGCCTGCTCGACGCCGAACCAGCGAAACTGATAGAGCTTGTTCATCTGGATCGGCGGGATTTCCTTCATCGTCTGCTCAGCGCCGAGCTCGCCGTACTGCTTCACCTTCAGCGCCTTGTCGCGGTACTGGTGGTCAAGCTCCAAGATGAACGCCGTCAGCGGCGTCAGTATCTCGTCTTCGAGCACCGTCACCGCATCGGCGGTCGTCAGAATGTCGATCTGCTGCTCGTTGGCAATCTCGGCCTGGTTGGGCTTCTTGCCGCGCGGATTGTTGGCCTGCGTGATCTGCGCCGGATTGACGCTCAACGTTTGAAAAATCTCGGTCTTGGTCGTCGCGACGATCTCCAGTCCGTCCTTCCACAGGTGCGGAAACTCCATGAACTTGATCGAGTTAGGGTCGGCTTCCCACACGGCGGCGAGCGACAGCACGAACGAACCGACCTTCGGATTGCGCTCGGGGTCGGCGGCGATGATCGGCATGAGCGCGTAGGCGGCGCTGTCCATCGCCTCGTTGACGGCGTCGTTTGCCTGATACTGAAGCGCGACGACCGCTTTGAGCCGCGATATGCCCTTGAACGAACCATCGACCTTGTCGACCGGACAGGAAAAAATGTCGATCCGGTCGGACCAGTAAGGGTTGCGCTTGCACGATAGGATGCGATCCTTTCCGCCGAAGTAGACGAGGTAGATGCGCCGCTCGTCCTTGATAGTCAGCATGACCCAAGTGCGGTAGATCAGCGCGTACTTGCCACGCCCGTCGCCCTTGATCCCGGCGGCGTCGACCATTTCCTTGGCCTTGTCGACGCCCTTGACCTTCTCGTCCTGCTTCAGCTCTTCGAGCAGTTCCTTGCCAAGCGTCTCGTCGATCGCTTCCTCGGCGATCATCCGCTTGATCTTGGCCGGCGTCCATCGACACAATGTCGTCACCGAGCCGCCCTCGTTGATTGCTTCCTCGATCGAGTTCGCCGTCGCCGGCAGCACGAGCAGGTCTGAATCGGCGATGACGTTGACGACCGGCTTGCCGCTCTCAATCGTCTCTTCCTCGATGTCCTCAATGTCCTCGCCGATGCCGCCGGCCTGCAAGCCTTCCTCGACCTCGGGCGCTTTGGTGACGCGCCGCGCGACCGTGCGCTTGGTGGTCTCCCAGGTGCATTGGATCGTGTACTGACCTTCGATGTCGCCGTTCTTGACCAGCGCCGGCGCGATGCGCGTGCGCAGCTTGGCCTGACGAACATAGTGCTCGACCAGCGCGACCTCGGAATGAGGGATGTCGCCGTCCTCGGTCGTCACCTCGACGTAGCGCCCGTTCTGCGGAAACATCTGGTTGACGAAGCGCGTCTTGCGCGCATTGACCGCCTGCTGAATGATCGGCACGAAAATCTGTGAGTTGCCGTTGTAGAACTGGTTCTGCCCCAGCTCGCAATTGTAGGCTTCCCAATAGTCGAGATTGGCATCGCAACGATCGGCCTGCTGGTCGAAGCCCTTCTCGATGTCCTTGTAGATGTCGAGCAGCGCCTCGCGAACATCCTTGTCGTCGCAAAGCTGTGCGTCGCGACCAAGCTCCTGCTCGGCTTCGCTCGGCTCCCGCGCCTGATCGGCGGCGTCGTTGCGAATCTTCTTAGGCTTCGCCATGTCCGCCCTGTAACATTTTTCTACCCACCCATCAATCGACCCACGTCATGCCTGAAATATCGACTGTGCTCCAATGCTGCGAGCGCCGCAGTTGCCGGAACCCAAAAATCAGCATTTATAAGCAACACACTAAGCTTAGGAAGTTTAGAAACGTCATTCTGCCCCGTCCATTGCGACATATAGTTTGTAACAACCGCCGCAGTAATAATCTGCGGCACCCACCAATAATTATCTAGCGGCTTATAAAATGGCGAACGCCTAGATATACTACCATCGTTCATCCACTGAGAAATAAAGCTCGCAAGAAACTCACCGCTGGTAATGGCCGGAGGGGCGGATATATTGTCGAGCGACCAAATTGGCTTTGCGCGCGCGACATCGCTCTGGCCTAACCATTGCGAAACGAAGTTCGACAGGAACTCTCCCGTCGCAATCGCCACTGGCGCGGTGAGATTGTCGAGCTGCCTTGGCGGTTTGAGCCTGATGACATCGCTCTGGCCTAGCCATTGCGAAACGAAGTTTGGCAGAAACTCGCCTGCCGGCGCGCCGGGCGGCATGGCAAAGCCATCAAGCTGACGCGGCGACGCAAGTTTAGAAACACTGCCAGTATCCCCCCCCTGCGAAACAAAATTCGACGCGATATAGAACGTGTAGGCAATTTGGCCATCACCGCCTTTACCGCTGTTATAGCCCGAGCTGACGCTGCCGCCGCCGCCGCCGCCGGGTTGAGAGCCGGCTGTAGCTGGGCTTCCGTCATTGCCACCTTGGCCTCCGTCTGGCGAACCTCCCGCAGCCCCGGAGGTTGTGGTTGCGGTTACGCCCGCTCCGGCCGAGCCCGCTCCGCCACCGCCGCCGCCTTGGCTCGCACCCGCGCCAGAGCCGCCAGCAAATAGTGTCCCGCCAATGCTGAGAGCGGTCTTCCCGCCAACGCCCCCGACGCCGCTATCTCCACCGAGACCAGGTGCGGCTGCCGCGCCCGTCGTCGCCAACGTTGGCGCTGCATTCGTCCCAACATTGATCCAACTGAGCAATCCAGGCTTGCCCGCGCCGTTACCGTTTTGTGACGCTCCACCTGTGCCGACAGACCAATAAACAATCTCCCCTGGCGATACGGGAATACCAAAACTACCAGCATATGCGCCGCCGCCGCCGCCGGCGGCGCTAAGCATGTTGTTTAGGCGAAAGTTGCCAGAAGCGCCGCCGGCATATGCCTCTACATCTACCTTATAGGCTCCGGCCGGCGCTGTGACGCTCCCGGCTCCGGTTGTGGTGACGACGACGCGAGCCATGCGCTACGACGACGCGCATTCAAAAATGCTGCGCCGCGCCTCCATCCGATCGAGCCATTTCTCCAACGGGCGACAACCCTTGCCGACGCAGGCCAGACACATCGGCGCATCGCAGCAGGTGCACCATGCCCCAATCGCACCATCAGTCGCCGATTTGAACGGCGGCTTATCGACGACCGTCGAACAATGACAGCAGGTGAACGTGTCGGTTTCTTGCGGCGCAGCTAGGGCCGGGTCGGTGATGATGCTATAGCCCCGAGCCTTTTTCATTGTCGCGATCCCAACAGAACCGGGTGTAGTCGGCGAAGCCCGCTTTGTTCCAGCCCGTCTGGTTATCGCACTCCGGGTTGCCGCACACAACGCGCGTGTCCGTCGCATTGGCTGGGATGTTCGACGTGGCGTCGCCGCCAACAGACGGCGGGACGTAGCCCTTGTCCGCTTCGGTGAGCTGCCCCCGAACCTGTTCGCTCGCCAACGACCCGCAGAACTTGCAGGGCCTCATTGGTCTTCGTACTCCGCACCGAACAAGACATTCGCAGTGTAAGTGGGTGACAACGCCAGCAGCGCCAAGCCGACGAGATTAGTAGCCGCCCATTGCAACATGGCGTCGTTATCTTGCGCCGCCCACTGCATCGAGGCTCGCTGGTTGAGCGAGCGCGTGAAGATTGGCAAGGTGTACGTGCCCTCGGCGGTGTAGGCGTTGTGCGCGACCATACGCGAAGCGACATCGGCCGGATTGATCGGGTTCGGCGTGAACACCGTCGACGTGCCGTCCGCCGTGGCGCGCTCCACGGCGTAGACGATCTGGCAATCCGTCGCGTTAGGGGCTCCGTCCGGCCCCATTTGCAGCGCCACAGCGCGTCCTCGACAGAGCGTAGCCGTCGCCGACCACACCTGCACCTGCGTCTTGTAGGTCGTGGTGATCGCCTGTTGCGCATTCGTCATGCGATTGTCGACATGATAGCGCGCCATTTCAGTTCCCCGCTGCCTGTTTCAGTAACCCCAATCGCCGATCGAGATCAGCGTGCTTAGCTTCCGCTGCTTGCTCACGAGCGCCAAGCGCGCGGTCACGGGTGTCCTGCTCCGCTGCCGTCCGCTTCTGCTCAGCGGTCTTGCTGGCCAGCGCAGACACGCGCGCCGTCAGCGTGCGATCGCGCTCGTCGAGCGCCAGTTGAACTTTCTGAAGGGCCGCCTCGCGATCATCGAGCGCCTGCACGCGCGCGTCGAGCGTCGCCTGCTTGGCGTCATGCGCCTTGCCGGCCGCCGCGACTTCTGCGAGCGAAGCGTTCGCCGCTTGCCTGGCGGCGTCAGCGTCCCGTTGCGCGCCGCGCGCGCCCTCGAACGCTTTCTCGGCGGCGTCAGCCTGCTGCTTCAACTCGTCCAGCGCCTTCCGATATGTCTCGGGCTCGGCGATCACGCGCAGCAGCGCGTAGACCTCGTTGGTGGCGGTAGGCGGAAGCAGCGACATCGCTCAGCCTCACGAATTGGAAATGACAGCGACCTTGAAGGCGCTGCCTTGCGGGACGGCGTAATACTCGGTCTGGTTAGCCGCCATGCGCGCCGTCGTCGTCGTGGCGGTGGGGTTTGGTCCGAACTCGATCGAGCACACCGAGTCCGTGTGGAGCCGCACGAAGCGCGTTGCGGGCTGGAACGCTACCGATTGCAGCGAACCGCCGCCGATCGCGACCGTCTGCTCGGCCATCGGCGGCTCTTGCGCCATCGACGCGACGCCGTTGGGATCACGCCCCATCGTCGAGTATTCGGTCACGTAGAGAACGGCCATTCAAGCCCCCACTTCAGACGCCCGGCGCTATGGCGGCGGATTCAGCCTCGGCAACGTTCTGATTGGTCTCTGCAAGCTGCGCGATGTTGGCCTCGTGGGCAGCCTGCTGCTCGGCGTCGAGCGCGTCCATCTTGGCGAACGCACCGCTTACCGTCAGCAGGCGCTCGACGCGCGCCAGACGATCGTTCAAACCGCGAATGTCGGAGACAATGATGTCGTTCATGGGCTACCTCGGAAGGGCTGAAATGTACCGAACACCGCTTGGAGTATAGGCGTAATTGATCTCGGCGTCCACATCGGCGGCGGCCCCGCGCAGCATGGCGGCGAAACTCTCGATCCCCTGCATCAGGACGGCGTAGGCGTTGTCCTGCGGCTCGGTCTTGTCGGCGTCGCGGGCAAACCCCCCGGCGAAGGCCCTGAGCGTCCAGCGGGCGTTCTTGGCGATCCTGAGAGCCGGGTGGCCGTGGACTGACTTGCGCATCAGTCCGCGCAGTTCTTCGCGCCC